ACTACAAATATTGCAATAGGTTTAAGAGCAGGTTGTAGTTTAGGATCTGGTAGTAACATAGCAATAGGATTAGACGCCGGCGCTAAACACTCAGCTACTTCAAACGCAGGTTCAAATATATTTATGGGTAATGGTGCTGCTCAATGTATAACTGCTGGTTTACAAAACGTAGTTATAGGACCTGGTGTAAGAGGAGGAACACAAACTACTTTAGGTAATTATAATACACTTGTAGGTTCAGGTTCTGCTGTATGTTTAACAGGATCTTGGAACGTTATAATGGGTAATTGTTCATCTGAATGTGTTACAAGTATGAGTAATGCTATTGTAATTGGTGCTTGTGCAGGTAGAGGAGTAAATTCAGGTGGTAACCATACAATGCCAAGCAGTACAATTGCTATAGGTAATAATGCTTTATGTCAATACGTTGATGATGGTACGAATAATTGGCCTGCTGTTGCAATAGGAGCAAATGCTATGTGTTCAGCTATACCAATTGCTGGTATGAGAGCTGTTGCTATTGGTCATAGAGCAATGAAATTAAATACAACAGGAACAAATAATGTTGCAGTTGGTGAAGACGCAATGTGTGACAACACAACTGGTAGAGACAATGTATCTATAGGTGCTTTATCAGGTAGAGGTACAGCAAATAAAAGAAATAAAGTAACTATAGGTTATGCTGCTTCCGCTGCTGGTGGTTCTGACATTGCTATAGGTTATAATGCTGGATTTGTTAATAGTAGAAATGTTACAGCTTCAACAAATGCAGGTAATAATGTTAATATTGGTTCTAATTCAGGTAATTTACAACATGCAGACATTACAATATGTGAAAATACATTTGTAGGTGCTTCTTCAGGAAGAGGTATTTCAGGACAAAATGCATTTTCATTAATAAGAAATGTTGGTATTGGACATGACGCTATGTGTAAAGGTGGTAATAATGTAAGTGGCGTTGAAGTTCAAGGTAACGTTGCAATCGGAAAATCAGCTTTATGTTGCGTAGCAGGAAGTTCTAACGTAGGTGTTGGTATATATTCTGGTCTAAATTTAGCTCAAGGTTCTAATAATATTTTATTAGGTAATTCAGCAGGAATGAATTTAGGAAACAGACATAAAAATATTGCCATTGGTACAGCTGCTCTTAGAAATTTAGATCAACATTGTAATATTGCAATTGGTGACGCAGCTTTATGTGGTGCTTCAGGTGCAAGTGGATATCATAATATTTCTATTGGATTATGTTCAACGAGAGCAATAACAACTGGTTATGAAAATATTGCCATGGGTAGAGAAGCTTTAAGAAATCTTACAACTGGTTTTAAAAATACGGCAATAGGATATTATTCACAACATTTAAGTACAATAGGTGCTTGTAACGTTAGTTATGGTTATAGATCATTATATTCAAACACAACTGGTTGTTACAATACTGCCATAGGATGGGAATCATTATTTAATAGTACAACAGCAATTAGAAATACTGCCGTTGGTTTTGAAACTTTATATTCTAATACAATAGGTATTGATAACATAGCAATAGGTTATAATAGTTTAAAAGCTAACACAACAGGTACTTGTAACACAGCATTAGGTACTTGTGCTCTTATTGCTAACACAACAGGTCACAGTAACACTGCCGTTGGTTTTAGAGCATTAGAAGATAACACATCTGGTCAAAGTAACACTGCCGTTGGTTTTTGTGCCATGTGTAATAACACAACAGGTATTTCTAATACAGCAGTTGGTGTTAGAGCAAGTATGTTAAATCTTTACGGAACTAAAAATTCAAGTTTTGGTGAAAGTGCTTTACAAAATAACACTGTTGGTGGTCATAACGTAGCTATCGGTTATCAAGCATTAGTAGCTAATGCTGGAGGTGCTTGGAATACTGCTATAGGTACATGTGCTTTATACACATCTTTAAATTATTATAATACTGCCGTAGGTGCAAACGCAGGTAAAAATCAAGGAACACAATCAGCAAAATACAATATTTACTTAGGTTACAATGCAGGTTGTAATTTAACAACAGGTGCTGGTAACGTAATGATAGGTACAGTTCAACCTGAAAGTAATACTGGAAACAGACAATTAAAAATTGCAGGTTATGACGGTACAACAACTACAACTTGGATAACAGGTGATAATGCAGGTAACGTAGGAATTGGAACTGCTTCAGTTCAAGGTGGTACTGCAAGAACATTACAGATTGCACATAGTTCTTCAGCAAGACTTTTACTAGAAAATACTGGTGGTGGTCGAAAATATGGTTTCTTTGCAGGAACAGATGGTAAACTTGGTCTATTTGATTATACAGGTGCAACTCAAAGATTAGCAGTTGATACATCAGGAAATGTTGGAATCGGAACTTCAGCGCCAGCAACTAGACTTGATGTAGATTTATCTGGTACTGGTGAAACAATACCTATTCTTCTTTCTAACAGAAATACAACAGCAGGAACTGGACAAAAAACTACACTTGGTTTTGGTCTATCAAGAAACTCTGGTGCATTTAAATCTCAAGCAGGAACAATAGAAGTTGGTAGAGAACAAGATTGGACTAATGCAGATATTAATATTGATAGTTATATGGCTTTCAGTACATATCTTAATAATGCAGGTGCAGAAAAAATGCGTATCTCATCATCAGGAAATGTTGGAATTGGAACTACATCTCCAACATCAACTTTTAGAACATCAATAAAAGGTGATTATTCAAGTATCATAGGTGGAATAGAGTTTGATAGTGGTGGTGGTGATAAGTTTACAATAGGTCACGCAACTGCAACCTCTCCTTCTGGCACATTAAATGTTGTTGGTTCAGGTAATTTAATTTTAAAAACTACTAATACTGAACGTATGCGTATTACATCAGCAGGTTTTGTTGGTATAGGAACTTCAAGTCCAACACATAACTTAACAGTTGATGGTGGTACTTCTACTAGTGTATCTCTTATTAAAGATGCTACTGGTTCAGCAACAGTTAGATATTATGATGGTGGTTCTCAAAAAGCATACATACAATTAACATCTGCTGAAGACATGGATTTCTTTGCAGCTTCTGGTGTCGATCAAGTATTTTATGGTAATGGTGCAGAGGTAATGAGATTAAGTAGTGGAGCAGTTTTTAATGAAGGAAGTGGAGATAGAGATTTCAGAGTTGAAAGTAATAATAACACTCACATGTTATTTGTTGATGGTGGTCAAGACCGAGTTGGTATTGGAGAATCTGCACCTCTAGGAAAACTACATATTACATCTGCTGGTAGTGGTGGTTCTGTAAACGGAGTTGCTGATGAATTAGTGATTGAAGGTTCTGGAAGAAGTGGAATGACAATTTTAAGTGGTTCTTCAAGTATAGCAACAATTGCATTTGGAGATAGTGGTTCTAGTACAATATCTACTATTAATTATGACCATAGTTCTAATAATCTAAATTTTCATTCCAATGGCGCTGAACGTATGCGTATCGACTCAGCAGGAAATATAGGAATTGGGACTACAACTCCAGGAAATCTGTTACATGTTAAAAAGATTACAACAGATCCAGTTGCTTTCTTTGGAGCTACTCAAACTGGTGGTGGAGCTTCAAATGGTTTTATAAAATTAAGTAGTGGTCACATACCTCAAAACGGATCTGATCATGCTGGTGAAGCAGGAGTTATTTTTGCTCAATCTGGTGGACCTTTTGGAAGTTATTTTGCTGGTGCCGGTGGTTTTATTAAATCTATAAGAACATCTCCTTATGGCGACGCTTCACAAGCTGATAGTGCTTTAACTTTTGCAACAGCAATTAATAATAGCGATACGGAAAAAATGCGTATCACATCAGACGGTCAACTTTTAGTAGGAACTACGGATGCTCCTTCAAATGCTGAAACAAAATTAAAAGTTCATGTACCAATAAGTAGTAGTAGTAAAAATGCTATTGAAATATCTCATAATACAACAGGCACAGATAAACCTGGTGCATCTTTAGGATTAGTAATAGATAATAGTGGTTCATCTACAAACGCAGCTCAATTAACTTTTTCAACAGCATCAGGTGGTTCTCTTTCGGAACGTATGCGTATCAGCAATAATGGTAACGTAGGAATCGGAACTACAGCACCTGCAAGTAAATTACATATTTTACAAACTGCTGAAACTTATGATGATGGAATAAAAATGGTTGGTAGTTCAGGACCAATTTCAGGCAGAATATATATGAGTGGTGAGCATTTACATATAGACAATGCTACAGCCGGAGCTGGCACAGGTTTTACTCTTGAAGATAACGGTAAGATTGGTGTCGGGACTTCAAATCCAACAGCTATATTACATGTAGAAAAATCTTCTAATGCGGATATTTTAATAAAAAGTACAACAAATGGTGATGATGCTAGTTTAAACATTAATAAAGCAGGAAGCTCTAGTAGAGGTATAGTGAGATTTCAAAGTGGAAATACTTGGCACGTAGGAAGTACAAGATTTACAACAACTGGTTTTGCTATATCAACTAATGATGACTTTAATAGTTCATCTGAATTTAGATTAACAACATCTGGTCTAACACTTACTGGTTCACTTTCAAAAGGTTCAGGCTCATTTAAAATTGACCATCCGTTACCAGAAAAAAAAGACACTCATCATTTAGTTCACTCATTTGTTGAAGCACCACAAGCTGATAATATCTATCGTGGTAAAGTAGATTTAGTTGGTGGAACATCAACTGTTAATATTGATACAAATTCAGAAATGAGTGAGGGTACTTTTGTTTTATTAAACAGAGAGATACAAGTTTTTACGTCTAATGAAACTGGATGGACAGCAGTAAAAGGTTCTGTAACTGGAAATACTTTAACAATTACAGCACAAGATAATACTTGCACAGATACTATTTCATGGATGGTTATTGGCGAAAGAAAAGATCAACACATGATTGATACTGATTGGACAGATGAAAATGGTAAAGTAATAGTGGAACCATTAAAAGAAACGGAAGAAGAATAAATATAAGCGCTAGAATAAAGCGTTAGAGGATGCATAAATAGTATTATGGCAACACCAGCAACAAGAGAAACATTAAAACAGTACGCTTTAAGAGCATTAGGTAAGCCTGTTATTGAGATAAATGTAGATGATGACCAATTAGAGGATAGATTGGATGAGGCATTACAGTATTTCTCACAATATCACTATGATGGTATTCAAAGAGCATACTTAAAATATCAATATACAGACGCTGACAAGACTCGAATTACGTCTGATTCTACTGAATCAATTACAAAAAATTCAGTTACTACATCATGGAAAGAGGGTAATAATTTTTTAGTTGTACCTGAAAGTGTGATATCAGTAATTAATATTTTTCCATTTTCAAATAAATCTAATATGAATTTGTTTGATGTAAGATATCAATTAAGATTAAATGATCTATATGATTTTTCATCAACTAGTATGATCAATTATGATATTGTATTAAGACATTTAGATTTTTTAGATCATATTTTAGTAGGTGAAAAACCATTAAGATTTAATCAACATGATAACAGATTATATGTTGACATGGATTGGGCAAATGATTTATCAGTAGGTGAGTTTCTTGTTATTGAAGCATATAGAAAAATGAATCCTGAAACACATACAGATGTTTACAATGATATATTTTTAAAAAGATATGTCACAGCATTATTTAAAAAACAATGGGGCGCCAACTTATCTAAATTTGATGGCGTAGCAATGATCGGTGGAGTTACACTAAATGGACGACAAATTTTTTCAGAGGCTTTGTCTGATATCGAAAAGTTAGAAACAGAGATTAGAAGTACCTTTGAATTAAATCCGGCAATGATGATTGGATAAAAAATCATGGCAGTTAATCACTATTTTCAAGGTGGCCTAGGCATAGGAAGTGACGCAGAAAAAAGATTACATGAAGATGTTATAATCGAATCTTTAAAGATATTCGGTCAGGATATCTATTATCTTCCTCGTACACTTGTCAATAGCGATTTAGTTTTAGGCGAAGACACTTCAAGTAGGTTTGATGATTCATACTTATTAGAAATGTATTTTGAAACAACTGAAGGATTTGCTGGTGAAAATGAAATCATTAACAAGTTTGGTTTAGAAATTAGAGATGATACAACTTTAGTATTATCTAAAAGAAGATTTGAGGAACATGTTTCAAATAAGGCAACATTAACAGCAGCTGGTCGTCCTAATGAGGGCGATATTGTTTATGTACCATTATTGAATTCTTATTTTGAAATTCAATTTGTAGAAGATCAAGAACCTTTTTACCAACTTGGTAACTTACCTGTTTATAAATTAAAAGTAACTCGTTGGGAATATGCAAACGAAGAAATTAATACAGGTGTGGCTACACTTGACGCTGTTGAAGATAAATTCTCATTAAACGAATACGCTTACAGATTCCAATTAGAGTTAGGTCAAGAAAACTTAACAGGTCGTGGTTCAATTGCGTTAGAAGATTATCACGATTATTCAACAGGTCAACCAGCATTTATAATGAATGAAGAATACACAGCGGCTGAAGTTGTACAAACACAATCTCCTTATGCAAGTAATTTAGATTTAAATGCAGAAGCAGGTTATGATACTGTTGGTAACTTATCAGACGATATATTAGACTTTACTGAAAGAAATCCATTTGGAGAGGTTGACGAATAATGTTCGGAACACATTTTTATAACGAGGGTATGCGTAAGTTGACAATTGCATTTGGTCAATTATTTAATAATATTGTTGTACAAAATACTAGTAGCACAGGTGCTGTAACAAAAAGAATGAGAGTGCCTTTAGCTTATGCACCAAAAGAAAAGTTTTTAGTAAGATTAGAACAACAAAGTAACTTACAAGAAGATAGAGCTGTTGCAATTACATTACCTAGATTAGGTTTTGAAATTACTGGTTTATCTTATGACGCTAGTAGAAAACTTAATAAAATGAATAAAACTATTAGAGTAAAATCAGGAGAAGAAGGTAAAAAATTAAATTTTAATTATACACCTGTGCCTTATAATATTAATTTTAGTTTATATTCTTTTACAGCAACTGCTGAAAATGGTTTACAAATAGTAGAACAAATTTTACCTTTCTTTCAACCAGAATATACAGTTACAATGAATGTTGTACCTGAATTACAAATTAAAAGAGATATACCTATTATTTTAAATAGTGTAAATTATGAAGATACATATAGTGGTGACTTTACAACTAGAAGAGCTGTTGTTTACACTTTACAATTTACTGCTAAGACTTATCTATATGGACCTATGAGTAATCAAGGTGTTATTAAAAATGTACAGGCTGATTTAGGCGTAGATACAGATACACCTTTAGCAAGAGATGAAAGAATTGTAATTACACCTAATCCTACGACTGCTGACGCAGATGATGATTTTGGATTTACAACAACAATATCGACCTTTACGGATGGTAAACGATATAACCCTAAGACTGATACAGATGAGTAAACTAGAAGATAATGTAAATGATATTTTAGGTATAGAAAAAAAAGAAGAAAAGTTTTCTTTAAAAGAGTTTGAACAACCAGCTCCTGTACCTAGAAAAATTGACGATACAAAAGATGATATAGATAATGATTATTCTCATAGTAGAGATAATTATTACAATCTAATAGATAAAGGTAACGAAGCTATTGAGGGCATACTTGATATTGCAAAAGAAGGCCAACACCCTAGAGCATATGAGGTAGCAGGTCAATTGATAGGTCAAGTTGCACAAACTGTAGATAAACTTCAAGACTTACAAAAAAAATTAAAAGATTTAAAAGAAGTACCTGGTAAAACAACAGCTAATATAAAAAATGCTTTGTTTGTAGGTTCTACAAATGAATTACAGAAAATGTTAAATAGAAAAAAAGAAGATGAAATTATTGAAGGCGATAGCATACAACCAGAAAAAGATAATACTAAAGATAAGTAAAATCTCTCATACAAGGAAGTATATTTAATGAGTGACGCATATCTAGGTAACCCGAATCTTAAAAAAGTCAACACACCTGTTGAGTTTACTAAAGAAAACATACTTGAATTTCAAAAGTGTGCTGAAGATCCAATATACTTTATGGAAAATTACATGAAGATTGTAAGTCTTGATGAGGGACTTGTGCCTTTTAAGATGTATGATTTTCAAAAACACATTGTAAAAACTATACATGATAATAGATTTACAATATGTAAATTACCTAGACAAAGTGGTAAATCAACCACTACCGTTTCTTATCTTTTACACTATGCAATATTTAATCCTAATTCTAATATTGCCATACTTGCCAACAAATCTACAACTGCTAGAGATATTTTAGGTAGAGTACAATTAGCATATGAAAATTTACCAAAGTGGTTACAACAAGGTGTAATAAACTGGAATAAAGGTAATATAGAATTAGAAAACAAATCTCAAATAGTGGCAGCTGCAACTTCTTCAAGTGCAATTCGAGGTGGTTCATACAATATAATATTTCTTGATGAGTTTGCTTTCGTACCACCAAACATAGCAGAGATGTTTTTTAGCTCTGTTTATCCTACAATATCATCTGGTACTAAAACTAAAATGATTATTGTATCTACACCATATGGTATGAATCAGTTTTACAAATTATGGTCAGACGCAGAAAATAAAAGAAATGATTATGTACCTATTGACGTTCATTGGTCAGAGGTGCCAGGCAGAGACGAAGAATGGAAAGAAAAGACTATTAGAAATACATCAGCAGAGCAGTTTCAACAAGAGTTTGAATGTGAGTTTTTAGGTTCTGTAAATACATTAATTAGTCCTGCTAAAATTAAAAATATATCTTTTAAAGCACCAAAAACTTCTAATGCAGGTTTAGATGTATATGAAGATCCTATAAAAGATAGAACATATGTTTGTACTGTTGATGTTGCAAGAGGAGTATTAAAAGATTATTCTGCTTTTATAATATTAGATGTATCACAAATGCCTTTTAAAGTAGTTGCAAAATATCGTAACAATGATATAAAACCATTACTATTTCCACACACTATTGAAAGAGTTGCAAAGGCATATAATCACGCTCATGTATTAGTAGAAACAAATGACCTAGGTCAACAAATTGCAGAGGCATTACAATTTGAATTAGAATATGACAATCTATTAATGACAACAAATAGAGGTCGTGCAGGTCAAATATTAGGTGCCGGATTTAGTGGTAGAGGTTCTGGCTTTGGTGTTAAGATGACTAAACAAATTAAAAAAATAGGTTGTGCTAATATTAAAACATTAATTGAGTCAGATA